TAAGCCTTTGACATAAAGCAGTAGTGAAACTGCCTAAAAAAACGCATTACGGGAGAAGAAAACTTCCTCAACAAACAGAAATCATGGCGGAGGGAACCGCCTCAACAAACGCGAAAGGAACTGAATATGGCTAACAAGTACAAGATCGACCCTTCCAAGATTGAAGGATTCGACAACCTGTCCGCTGATGAAAAGGTGGCCGCGTTGCTGAATCAGGAGATCGAAGTGGAACAGACCGAACCGGCGGATGTAACGAAGCTAAAAACTTCTTTGTCCAAGGCGAACAGCGAAGCAGCAGAATACCGCCGCTTGCTACGCGAGAAACAGACCGAAGCGGAACGAGCCGAAGCGGACCGTGCAGAGCAGTATAAAGCGTTGCAGGACGAATTGGCAAGTTACCGTGATAGAGAGCGAATCAGTACCTATAAAGCTAATCTCATGGGCGCGGGTATTGACGAGCCGACCGCCGATTTGATGGCTAAATCCCTTCCGGAAGGAGTATCGGATGAGTATTTCCTGACCACCAAAAGTTTCCTTGATAACTAACGCCAGAAACTACTGACGGAATCCATCAACAAACAGCCTGGTCTGTCCGTAGGCACTCCGCCCACGGCGGCACAGGCAGAGAGAGAGGAAGAAAACCGGTTGCGAAAGCACATGGGACTGCCTCTCCGATAAATAAAAAACATAAGGAGAAATAACAAATGGCTACTACCGTTGTTGCCCCGGCTGCGAACAGCATTGCCTACGCACAGAAGTATTTGCCCCTTCTGGATGAAGCCTACAAAGCTGATTCCAAGACCGCTATCCTCGACACCCTGTCCGACTACGTTCAGTTTACCGGCGCGAACACCGTCAACATTTTCAATCTGAACCCCGTCGGTATGTCCAACTACGACCGTGATGCCGGTTTCGTTCCCGGCGATGTGACCGGCACTTGGCAACCCTACGTGCTGGAAACCGACCGTGGCCGGTCCTATCAGGTGGACTTCCTCGATAACGACCAGGCGATGGGCCTTGTGGTCCCCAATCTGCTTGCCACCGTTGAGCGTCAGCACATCATCCCCGAAGTGGACGCTTATCGTTTCGCTCAGTACGCCGGTGGTGCTGCCGCGTCCAACGTGGTCACCGAAACCCTTTCCGCCGGTGCTGCTACCGTGGCCTCCATTGACCTGGCCACCGCGACCCTGGACGATGCCGAAGTGCCTTATGAGGGCCGCATCCTGTTCGTGAACCCCACCACGTACCGGTTCCTTAAGGGCGGCATCACCCGCATGGTCATGAACCGCGACAATGATGTGAACTACAACGTTGAAATGTACAACGATATGCGCGTCATCACGGTTCCTACCGGCCGGTTCCAGACCGCTATCACGCTGAACGCCCCCACCACCTCCAGCGGTGCTGGCGGATTTTCGCCTGCTTCTGGTGCTTCTGCCATCAACTACATGATCGTGCATCCTTCCGCCATCCTCCAGGTCATGGCCCACTATGCGCCCCGGATCTTCAATCCAAACCAGAACATCGAGGCCGACGCTTGGCGCGTCCAGCCCAGGTTCGCCCACGGTGCTTGGGTCAAGGCGCACAAGGACAACGGCATCTACGTGTCCCACGCCTAACAAATGGCAGTCCGCAAGAACGCGGATGGCAGCGTGACCGTGGGGATCCTCCCCGAACTGCTCAAATCGGTCGAGCCGGGCGAACAACCCGGCTTGGCCGAACCGGAAAAACCCAAGGCGAAGCGCAAGGCAAAGTCCAAGTGAGGTACACCGCATGACACAGCAAGAAGCCATCAATATCGTTCAGACGCTTTTAGAGGGCGATCCTGCCGCAACGGACGCTCTTGTGGGCGTTTACCTTGACGATGCGAAAGCGGCCATTCTGCGCCGTTTATACCCGTTTGGCGGGTATGAGGACGCGGACATTCCGCCTGTGTACGAATTGATTTGGTGCAAGCTGGCCATGCGGTACTTCCTTCGCCGTGGTGCAGAGGGCGAATACATCCACGATGAGAACGGCGTGAACCGGCACTACGCGAGTGTGAACGACGAAGACCTGTTGTCAGAAGTTACACCGTATGCGTGGATAGCGGGGACCTGATATGAACTGTCTGGCGAGAAACAAGACAACCATATACTACGCAACGGTTAGCGGAAAGACCGAACTGACCGATGAGTACGGGAACAAGACGGGCCAGGACGAACTGACCTATTCCGCACCGGTAGAATGGGCCGCTAACATTCGCTGGGATTCCGGAGCCGTCGAATTGGATGGTTTCGGTTTGAACCAGTCCGGGAC